GATTTTCAACTGCTCCCTTAAACTTATTCATGGCAGACTCTGAAGTCATGCCTAATTCTTTTTCAGATAGTGCAGCAAGCTCTTGTACAGATGAACCAGCTAAATCAAGAACACGAGCTGCCTGTGTGCCTTCTTTTGTAACGTTTGCAAATAATGTAGATAGACGAGAGAACTGAAACTTGCCAAACATTTGTTCAATAGCTTGTGCACGGTTTAGTGGATCAAGCTGATTAAGAGCTGTTGCAAACTCAATAACAGTTTTCTTAAGATCTCCCTTGTTGTCTACAACAATCTTCTTTGCATTAATTCCAAAACCTTCAAGCATTGCAGCAGCTTTTCCAGTTGGGTTAATCAAAGATGCAAGACCAGACTTAAGTGCGTTAGCACCTTCTGATGCGTTGATTCCACCTTCCTTCATTGCTGTCATGAAGAATGCTAAATCTTTAACATCTCCACCAAGCTGCTGAACGATTGGTGCTGCTTTTGGAATAGCTGTTGAAACGTCATCCAGAGAAAGAACTGTTTGGTTTTCTACTGCGTTAAGAAAGTCAATTGATTCTGCTAAATTTTCAGAAGACATTGAAAAAGCATTTTGCAAAGAAATTGTTGTTTCAAGTGCTTTTTGGCTTTCTACTTGACCAAGAATAGAAAGCTTTGTTGCTGCTGCTGTTTGTCTTTGCAGATCAACGCCTTGAAAACCTGCAGCTGCAGCTTCTGCTGCAAGACCTACAGTACTTGATACAGCAATTCCGTATTTGGTAAACTCTTTACCAAGATCTTGAATACTCTTTAATGCTCTTACTGATTCTTCTTGTGGTGTAAATAAATCTCCATATACCTTTTTAAATCTTATTGCTTGTGTTTCCATATCCATAAATGTTTTTGCTGCTGCTGAACCAACAGCCATTAATGGAATTGTAAAACCAACCATAAGCTGACGACCAGCCCACTGTGTGTTTTTACCAAAGTTAAGAAGATTTGTAGATCCTTGCTTGAGCAACTGATTTAACAATGCCTGCTTTTCTGAGGCAATCATTGTCTTTGTTGCTAGATCATTCATGTCCAGAGCAAGAGGACGGACAGCAATTGCCTTCATTGCTCCGTTAGCATCACGACCCATCTTGATATACTGGGTCTGTAAATCCTTTACATTTTCTCTGGCAACTTTGTTAATTGTTTCAAACTCAGTTTTAAATAGTCTACCAAAGGTCTTAGAAGCTCCACCTGCATATCTAAAATATTCTCCCATGGAGAACTTGTTTTTTTGCAATGAGTCTGTAAAAGATTCCGTTGTAGTCTTTATACTCTTCATTTGGGCAGAGAATTTGCCCGTAGCATTAACAGAGTTAATTAAATTTTGTTGCATTTGAGAGGTAACTGCATTTGCTGCAGCACCACTCTTGGCCATTGAGGTATGAAAGGCTGATATCTGTCTCTGTAAGTTTTTGATACTAGCAAGTGCTTCAGTAGTATCAATACTTACTTTAATATTGGACTGAGCATCAGCCATTCAATACACCTCTTTATTTAGTTATTATTCATCGCCACTGAACATTGCTGCTGCTTCAGAAAGTGGAATTCCTGATGCCACTTCAACAATTTGATATACAGTAGGCAAGTCAATGTTTTCTTCTAAGTTAGCAAGATCTACTGATAGTCCATCAGCATACTGCTCCATAGCGATTACTACGCACTCCATTAGCAAGTCAATTGATTTCTCATTGTTATCTACTACTGCAGCGATACCCTCAAACTTTTTCATAAACTTTCGTAAAAGTGAAATCTTAAGCGGTCTTAAAGTAATCTCTGTACCATCAAGTAGCTTAATCACATGTGCTTCATGCACTGTTGTTGCCATATTGATCCCTCCCATAGGTTTGTATCAATTATAGCATAATAACGTTTATTTTATCTAAGATCTTCGTAGTCAAGACCCATTCCAATTCCAAACCCTGCTCTTCTAGCATTTTGTCCTTGAAGTGCTAAAATATCTTTACTATCAGTTGTCGCTCCACCACTAAACACTCTTGCTTTAAGGTTTTCCCATTCTTGTTGACCACGATCAGAGTTACTTGAATCTTCTAGGTCTACGCCTTGTATTGCTGCAAAGAACTTCTTTTCTTGATAGTCCAATTCTCTTTTACTTGATAGTATCGCCATGATTTCTGCTAGGGATAGTGACTCTTCTAGTTCGCTGTAATCTTTCCATATACCCAGCAAAAATACTTCTGATTCAAGCTTTGCTAAATCAAAATCTTCCCATGTGGGTCCTGGGTCTCCCTTTTGAGCCTGAGTTTTAATATCTTCTTCTGATGCACCGCCCACTTTGATATTGCCAGCTATGTCCAATATCTCATGCATTGTTGGCAAATCTATATTATTTTCAATATCTTCTATTGTATTTGATATATCTGGCTTGTATTGTTTCATTGCAATTCGTGTGCACTCAAGCAAAACTATCATAGCTTCATCATCATCTTTGGTGTATTTTATTTTATCAAATGCGTCCATAAACTCTCTAAGATACTTAATCTTAAGAGGCATCGTCTCTATTTCTGTGCCATCAAATAAAAATATATTTTTAGTCTTATATATTGCAGTTGCCATAGTCTATCAAGTTTACCACAAAAACAACAAAGCCCACCTCATTATGAGATGGGCCAAGTCGTATTATTAAGTTTTTATTATGAAGCGTCGCCAAATGTACGGTCAACGATCTTACCATATGAAGAAGAACTATCATCTGGTAGCAAACGGAATGTAACCTCAAACATTGAAGCTTCATCACGCTTTGCAGATACTGTTACATTCTCAATTGAAAGTGCACGGTATGCTGTGTAAACACGCTCTACAACATCAGAGTTTTCGCAGTCACCAGTTCCTGGACCAATTGCAACGATTCCTCGCTCAACTGGGCATTCACCAATATCTCCTGCTGACAAGTCTAATGTCTTGTCTCCATTAAGTGCTGTAGTAAGCTTTGAGTCACCATATGCTAGTGCCAAAAGAAGATTTTCTAGTGTGGCTTCAGCAAATGCTGTTGCAAGATTAACTTGCATTCCCTGCTTGTAAAGCTTAGCAACGTCAAGAACCTGATCAACCTGTACTTCACCGAAGTCTGGCTGGAACTGAATCTCAAGACCATTCATTGTATAGCCAACATTTGTATAGTCAGCGTCGTTGGTAAGTGTATCTCTGTATGACTTAGCATTGTCAAAAGCTGCTTGCGGATTAGCTCCAGCAGCTGGTGTCAATACTGAATCTGCGACAAAAAGTGCTGCTGCTCCAACAATAATTTTATTGCTAGACCCACGCTTGTAATCTGCCATTTATTCACCTCTTTCTGTAAAAATAGATATTAAATTGTACGGCGTTGTGTTTCCTCAAGTCAATTATAACAGTGTTTTATAGGACTATTTTTGTGGCTAACTTAGGCTCTGGGGTCCAGGTATTGACTGTTAGTTCTGGCATTTGATGGTAGTCAAAGTCAATAATTATCTTATTACCACCATAGGTTCTGGCTGTGCCAAAGTCAATGATGTCTCTGGTCTCTTCAAGCTGGTATACCTTGAAATTGTGGAAGTAAAACTGATTATCCAAAAGGATTGGAGCATTCTGAGTTCCAACATTTATCTGCCTATTTGAACACCAGTTATTGATCTCTTCTGCTGATTCATCAAAACGATCCAGCAGCCTTAAAACAGATTCTTGAATCATGATCATCTTTTCTACTGGATTTGATCCTGTTGCATAAAAATAATACAATAGCTGTTCACACTTTATATGTGGAAAACTTTTTCTGTTCATCTTTATAAGTCTATCCCATGTAGCAGCAACTCCTTGTGTACTTTCTGCAAAGTATTCAGTCAGGTCATCTATTGTGGATGGTGTTGATGGAAATAGTGGAAATGAAGCACCAAAGCTTTCATTTTCATCAAGCTGTGCTTTTAAAACCTCTGTAATTTTTTCTTGTAGGTATTTATTTATCCACAGAACTGGCGTATTGATTACACCAGTAGTTCCTAGCCAAAGTTCTCCATATGCCATTATTTAATCCCCGCATTCGCTATCCATCTGTATCCTACTTGATACCCCTTGATCTTACCAGAGTTCTTTCCTGACTTTAAGTTTCTCTTGTATGCTACTGGATTACTTAAGTATTGTTGAATACCGCTTGATTTTAGAAAAGCCTGAGTAAAGTATCTGGTAAAAAATGTGTTTACTACATTTTCAAATGCACCCTTAGTGGCTGGACCACCAGGTGATTGAATAAAAACCTCGCCTTTAGTAAAGACTGTTTCTCCACCATCTTCAAAGACCAGCACGTTTGACTTGCGTGGTCTGATGGTTACTGGAGTGCCTTCTTCCATTATTTTTGCCTTGTTATAAAAAGGTACTGATGAGCCATCCTTAATTGATGTTGATTGCTTCAATGTTGACACAAACGAAAGGCCAAGGTTGCTTATTGTGTAGTTTATATCGTATAGACGTGCATCAGGACTTCCCACTTTATACCATTCGTAAATATGGTGTAGTGCTTCTGGATTTACCCTGGCATTTGAATCTATATATTGTTCTAATAATTCTTTTGTCATTATTCCCATGTTGTTTAGAAATGGTGTTTTGCCTGCTTGAACTCCGTCTAAAAATCCTATTGAGTAATCAATAATATTCTTCATATCTTTTTTAAAAGCAGCTTTGTTCATTATGACTTTCATTATAGATCACTTGCCTGATTCTCTGAACGTCTCAAGACTACCTTATAATACTCAACATTGCCAAATGGTCCAACTATAGCTTCAGTTGATGCTATTTCATAAATAGTTGATCTTCCATTTCTTGGCCCAGAGGTTTCTAGGTATACGTCTTCTTGTTGTGGTGTTCTTATGTTTGTTACAACTACGTTGGTTACTGAGTTTCTATTATTTGATGAAGATATTCTTAGATCTGTCTTGGTTCGTCCTAATAGGATATTTTCTTTAGTTATATTAACATTAGGCTTAACATCTTCAGTTGCTGATTGTCCAGTAGGTGCAAAGTTACATGCAATTGATCTATCAAGAATCCACTGCTTTTTTACGTTACCGTATGCTCCCTGATCTACTATGGGATAGTAGACATCTGCAAGCATTGGGTATATAAAATCTGTTGGCTCGCATTGCATTAAAGAATACCTATTCTTGTTATACTCTGGTTATACTTATCAAGAATCTTATCAACAAGCATGTTTCCAGTACCGTCCAGAACTGACTTATCAAACTGAACTCTGAACTGTTCGGTGTTATACGATGTCACGTATCTCTTGTAATAATCTATTTTGCCACACTTGATATCGTCAATAAGCATCAATGCTGCTTCATATATATCATGAGGAACAACCTTATATCCCGTTTCAAGTAGAAGTAGGTAGTCCCATCCTTCTGGGAAAGCTGATCCAGTTGAGAATGTATATGCATTTTCGCTGTAGTCTGTATCATAAACATTAAATGAATCTGATGGAGCAACGTGAAGGTTTAGCCCCTTTTGCTCAGATCTATTTCCAACTAGTCCTGGTGTCGCTGCATTCTTAATAATAGCAGTCTTATCTTTTGTAAATCCATATGACCATTCACCAAGAACAGGAGCCTCTAGGCTTGCATCATAAACCAGTTCTGAATTCTCGTACGCCTGCAAAATTTTATAAGCTCTTTGCCAGATAGGAAGGTAGTCTGTTCCTTGACCAACATGATCAACCCATTCAACAGTATAATAAAACCCACCTGTAATTGAATCAATTATGGATCTTGCAATTCTTTCGTACTTCGCATATTCTGCAACCTCAGATGCTGTTGTTGCTAACCTATTAGGGTCTGCATATGGTCTTTTTATTTCTAAATTATCTTCAACTACTATTGAGTCCTGGTCTGCTGAGCCCTGGTAAACAACTAAGTAGTAGCTATCGTCATACTTAGTGAAATCTCCAGCAAGCTCTATAGAAATCTTTGAGTCTGCAGAAGATTCAACCTCATACTCTGCAAGGACATCATTTCTATCTTTATCCTTAATCTCTACTATATGATCAGTGTTTGGTTCTGCAACTGTATATGTAACAAGAATAGGATATGGTGGGACTCTTAAGGCTTCCATGGATTACTTACCGTATGCTCTCTTCACTTCTTCTGGACTTGCTGAACGAACTGACTTATTTGTAAGCCATTTCTCAGAGTCTTTCTTAGTGACTATGTTATACCCCCTGGTTAACTCACCAACACCATTCCAGTAAAGATTGCGGACTGAATAGATCGCTACCTTTTCTGTTGGCTCTGGCTTATTAACTATTAGTTCTGATGACTCTTTAGGTACAAAGCTAAATATTACTTCTAAAATATCATTTTTTGTACTTACCCCGAATAGGTCAATGTTATTTTTCTTTGCATATGACTTTAGTTCAAATACAGTTTTGCTTTTTAAATCTTCTATCAATGACATATTGACCTCCACTGCTATTATATCAGAATATGACTAAGGGAGACAGTTTTTACGCTGTCTCCCTCGTCAAGTTAATCAGTGATTATTATGACTCTACTGCAGCATCTGCGTAAGCAACTGCATCAAGCTCTTCCCACTGAAGACCGAAGCGGACGAATACTGTGTACTCAATTGTGTCCTTCTTTGGCTGGTAGGTACGGTTAACAGTGATATCTCGCTGGAATCCCCATACACGGTTTGCAGGGAATGTAAGATCTACGTAACCTGCTGGGTAGTATGGAACTTCCTGTACGTCAACACCAAGAACACGTGTTGTACGTGCTCCACCAAATGTCTGAGCTCCACCATCTAGGTAAGCCTGACGATTAGCCTGTGTTGATCCTGCCATCTGTCCTGCAAATGCTTCTGCAACTGCATCAGCAAGTGTACCGTTGTTCTTAACGATACCCTGGAATGCATCTGTACCTGCGTAGAACTTCAAGTTAGACTTGATTGCACGGTACTTGCGTGGCATTGCTAGGATGATATCCTGCATAACTGCTGGTGTCCATGCATTGTCTGTGACAGTAACGAGTGACTCGTGTGCATCTCCATCAGTCTTAACCTTGTTAACGAAACCTTCCATGATTGAAAGGAAGTCGCCTGTTGAACCATCGCCATTAATAGCAAGGTCTTCAATATCGTTTGCGAATGCATTGGTCATCAA